GGTAGGCATTGGAAAAAACTCCTATAATGGTGTGGACATTGTACAATGTCGATTAACCTTGCAAGGAAATATCATGGGAAAAATGGACAAAGAAGTTTACAAGATGGGTGTATCTGGCGAGAAGATGCCTAAAGGCGTTTTGTCATCTGACACCTCTGGTGAGCGTAAAGGCAAAATCGTTGGTGGTGTTGCTATGGGTAAAGAAGACAAGACTGCTGGCATGGAAGGCGAGTTCAATACTGGCCGTACTGCTGGTGTTTGTTATACCCACGACCGCTCACACTATCGTTAAAAGCGAAACCCCAGTAGTCGTGCGTGACTAAAGGGGTTTCTAACCACATCAAAGAAAGGTTGATATGGCTGATACGTATTGTAGGGACTGCCGACATTACCACGACAATGGTTCAATATTGGGTTTATGTCGCAGATTCCCTACCTATCAAAACCGCAGTCCAAATGAGACTTGTGGTGAGTTTTCGGTGAAAGCAGTTGCCGAAGTTACCCCCGTTGACGCGGGGGCTTTTTTGCGTCAAGACATAGAAATCAAAGAACGCAAGAAGGGCAGACCAAAGAAATCAATGGTTCATGAAAACCCTTTTACTGGCAAAGTAGAGGTGTTAGATGGAGATTAAACCCTTACGCGACAAAATCATTGTCAAGCCAGAGCCTCGCCTAAAGTCAGCGCTAGACTTATCACTTATGCAAGAAGCCGATTCAATCGGTACTGTGGTTGCAGCTGGTGACGAAGCATTAAACCAAGGCGTTAACATTGGTGACCGAGTGCTATTTGGCACATTGGCTAAAGAATACAAAGACGAATACTTGAAGTTTGAGGAATTAAACTTAAGTGGTGAGCGTCATCTTAAAATGTCGTGGCAAGATATTGCCGCAGTATTGGAGGAAGTATGAAAGCAGGACTTTACGCAAACATCCATGCCAAACAAGAACGCATTAAGCGCGAAAAGGCAGAAGGCAAACCAGTAGAGAAGATGAGAACGCCAGGCTCAAAGGGCGCACCTACTGCTAAAGCATTTAAAGAGTCGGCTAAGACCGCAAAGAAATGAAAAAGCACGACAAGCCCATAGAGCATAAAACCACGGGTAAAAGCAAGACCTACAACCCTACGGACAAAGGCGCTGGAATGACGGCTAAAGGTCGTGCTGAGTACAACGCAAAGAACAACGCCAATCTAAAGCCACCAGCCCCAAATCCAAAGACAAAGAAGGATGCGGGCAGGAAAGCATCATTTTGTGCGCGTATGGAAGGCGTAGTAAAGAACGCCAAAGGGCCTGCAGAACGGGCAAAAGCATCATTAAAGAATTGGAACTGCTAATGAACAAAGAACTAATCACCTTACGAATTCAAGACCTAATCGCAAAAGGTAAGGAATTGGAACAACAACTCCACCAAATTAACGGTGCTTTACAACAATGCCAATGGACTTTGGCTGAACTGGAGAAAGACGATGCCCCTCAAGAAGAGCAAAAGCCCGAAAGCGTTTGAAGCCAACCTTAAAGAAGAACTGAAAACCAAACCCAAGGCTCAAGCCCTTGCAATTGCGTATTCTGTTAAGCGTGAAGCAGAAAAGAAAGCCAAGGCTAAAAAGTGACTGAAGAAAAACGCCCAGTTGGTAGACCAACCCTCTATGACCCTATCTATTGCGAAAAGGTCATTGAGTTGGGCAAACTCGGCAAATCAATAGAACAAATTGCTTCAAATCTAAGTGTTGGGACTAGAACTTTATTCTCATGGAAAGACGCGCACGAAGAATTTCGGCATGCCTTGGATGAAGCGAAGGAACACGAACTAGATTGGTGGGAGACGATAGCCCAAGCCATGATGGTTGAAAACAAAGAAAGCGATAAGTTAAACGCGTCAATTTGGTCACGCAGTATGGCGGCACGATTCCCCAAGAAGTACAGAGAAAGCACAAAGACCGAGATTACTGGTGCTGATGGTGCGCCTCTAGTGACGGGCATCAATGTGACTTTTGTAAAGCCTAATGGAGAGTAATGCACAGTTTCCCGTAAAGATGGCAAGCCTGTTCGACAAGGCGCGTTACAAAGTCTATTACGGGGGTCGCGGTGCTGGTAAGAGCCACAGCGCAGCTAAAGCGTTGTTGGTGTTAGGCGCTAAGAGCCAAATCCGAGTGCTATGCGCCCGTGAGTTTCAGACTTCAATCAAGGATTCTGTCCATAAGTTACTGTGCGACCAGATAACCCTAATGGGATTGGAAGGCTTTTACGAGATAACCCAAAGCGCTATACGAGGCAAGAACGGCACAGAGTTTGCCTTTGTTGGGCTAAAGAACAATGTGGCCAATGTAAAGTCATACGAAGGCATAGATATTTGCTGGGTAGAAGAAGCCCAAACTGTTAGCCGTATGTCTTGGAATACGCTGATTCCTACCATCCGTAAGGAAGGCTCTGAGATATGGGTAACTTTTAACCCAGAACTAGAATCAGACGAGACTTATCAACGCTTTGTCCTTAAACCGCCAGAAGGTGCAGTAGTCCAAAAGATTAACTGGAACGACAACCCTTGGTTTCCCGAAGTGCTGGCGCTAGAGAAAGACGCGCTTAAAAGTCGTGACCCAAGCGCCTATCAGACAGTATGGGAAGGCTTATGCCGTCTGACAGTAGATGGCGCTATCTTTGCCCAAGAGATGCAAGTGGCAGAGTTAGATGGGCGTATCACAAAGGTTAACTACGACCCTACAAAGCCTGTACACGCCATATTTGACCTTGGGTGGGCTGACAGCACAGCAATCTGGTTCTTGCAGTTTGTGGGTATGGAAACCAGGCTAATCCGCTACCACGAAGATAGCCAAAAGACCATAAGCCATTACCTAGCGCTGATGCAAACCTACGGGTATATATATGACACGCTCTGGTTGCCACACGATGCACAGAACAAAACCTTGGCAAGCAACGGCAAGTCAATCGAGGAGATTGTCCGCGCAGCTGGCTACAAAACACGGATAATAGAGAGAACACCAGTAGCGGACAGTATCAATGCAGCACGAACTATATTTAGAAATTGTTGGTTTGATAGAGAAAATTGCTACGATGGTTTACAATGCCTTAGACATTATCGTTACGATGTAGACCCAGAAACGGGGCAATTTAGCCGTCAACCGCTACACGACCAGTACAGTCATGGCGCGGATGCGTTTAGATATATCGGACTGATGATTAACGAGCCGAAGCCAAGGCGTAAGGTTCAGAATCAATATTATGGTCAGCCTAACAGTTGGATGGGATAGATATGGCAGATGATTACGACCCAGTTATACAAGAGGCGGTAGACTTTTTAAAGTTCTGCAATGACGCGGACACGATGAATCGCCAAGAGGCGCTAGAAGACCTAAAGTTTGTATCTGGTGACCAATGGCCAGTCGAACTACAAAACAGCCGTAATCTCGAATCACGCCCAGTTCTGACCATCAATAAACTAGATGGTTATTGCCGTCAGGTTGCCAACCAACAGCGCCAGCAACGCCCACGCATCAAAGTTCACGCCACCAATACGCACGAGCAGATGGTGGAAGCCGAGGACATTCAAGGCATTATTCGCCATATTGAGGTCAACAGTAACGCAGACCACGCTTATGACAACGCCTTTGACTACGCTGTACGCATGGGTTGGGGCTTTATGCGTGTCCGCACAGACTATGTGTCTGAGGATTCGTTTGACCAAGAAATCTATATTGACCCAGTAGACAACCCATTTACTGTTTACTTTGACCCTAACAGCATATTGCCCGATGGTTCAGACGCTGAAAAATGTCTAATCACAACAATGTTGCCGAAAGATGTGTTTCGGTCGATGTATCCAGAGTCAGACGATGGCACAAGTTTTACCCAGCGCGGTACTGGTGACAGCCAATCGGAGTGGATTACCAAAGAAGATATACGACTAGCCGAGTATTACTACACAGTACGCGAGAAGGCTAAGTTATACCTACTAAGCGATGGAACTAGCACCTTTGCTGATGACAAAGACTTCTTCAACCGCCTAGCAATGGCTGGTATATCCGTTGTGGATACACGCGAATCGTACAAAAAGACCATCAAATATAAGAAACTGACCGCCATTGAAGTGATTGAAGAGCGTGATTGGCCTAGCCGTTACATCCCAATCGTGCCTGTTTATGGCCGTCATGTGGTTATCGGTAACAAGCGCAAGAAGTTTGGTATGGTGCGCTACGCCAAAGACAGCCAGCGTATGTATAACTTCTGGCAAACCTCTATCACGGAATCTATCGCCCTTGCGCCAAAAGCCAAGTGGGTTATGGCAGAAGGACAAGACGAGGGTCACGAGATGGATTGGGCGCAAGCCAACATCAAGTCGTTCCCATTGTTGAGATACAAACAAACCGACATTGAAGGCAGACAAGCGCCACCTCCACAACGCCTGCAACCAGAGCCACCGCCTGCGGGAACTATGGCGGCAGCTGGTATGGTGTCCGATGACATAAAAGCCATCATGGGTATCTTTGACCCTGCACAACTCGGTCAAGGCAACATCTCAGGTAAGGCGCTAAATGGTCAGCAACAGCAAGTTGACCTGACTAACTACGATTATTACGACAACTTAACCCGTTCAATCTCCCATGTGGGCAAGATTATTTTGGATTTAATTCCTAAGATTTACGACACCTCGCGTGTTCTGCGAATTATTGGTGAAGATGGTAAGCCAGATATGTTGCCATTAAATCAGCAAGACGCTGTGGGTAATATTTTGAACAACACATCTATCGGTCAATAT